AGAAATAAATAAGTGCAAAGAATATTAAACCTTCAATTATTGTTTTCATTATTCCCCTTGTTTGTTTTTATATTTATACTAACCATTTTGGTACTATTGTCAATATTATTAAAGATATAAATGTAATTTAATTTCTTCAGGTGTTAATATTCTTACATCTTTAGGGTTGCAATTATTCTTACTCAACCATTTATTTATATGCTTTGTAGTAGTCATAGAATATTTTTTAGAAGTTTTAAAAAACCCCTTCAAATCTAAACCAGCTACAGGTGTTGAGTATGAGAAAAAAACACTTTGTCTAGGTGTTTCTCCGTTTGTTATTTCTGTCTCGTTGTTTCCGTGTCTTATCAGTTTTATCATTATTTCCCCTTTTTTAGTTGTTTAGTGATTAGATATGTAAAATGATCAACAATTTTTGTATGTACATTTATCAACCTAATCACATTTACCATTTTGGTTATATTTAATTAAAAGTAAATATATATTGTGTTCATAATGGGTCAAAGATATTAGTGTGATATAAATGCAACACGTGGTATTTATGCAACAGTATGAGGTATATTTATAATATTAAAGATGATGAAGGCAAAGAAGAAACATTCAAAGCTATGAGCTATAAAAAATTATTAAAACTATTAAACAATAAATATGAGCCAGGCAAGATCGTACAAGTAAAGTACACAAATAAAAAAGATCATGACTTGTTGAAGTATGTAAAGATAAAAAGGGTTGAATAGTTGCAATTCTAATAATCAACCACCGCCAGCTTTCCTCGTGTATATAATCGGTCAGTAGTATTGACCTATATATTATTAATATTTTTCCATATTGGTGTATCGATAATAAAAGATTATCAGACGTAATGTAATATTATCTAGGCAACTGACTATTTTAGAAATGCTATACCCCCTATACCCCTATATTGACCCGCTGTTTAATATATATATATACATGGGACTCGAGGACACCTTTACAGACACAGCTTTAGCCACCCCCACAGAATAACCCACACCTTTATTTGCCAAGCCTTTCTAGTTTAAAATATTTTATAATTACTATATGTAGTATAATATGTGGAATTACATACAAGACGACTTAACATCTATAGTTTTAATTGATGAAAAAACAAATACTCTAACTATTAAGATATATGGATTACACAACAGGAAGATAGCAGAACATTTTGCTCATTATGCAATGAGTATATTAGATTTTGATTATCATAATTCTCAATATAGTATGCCATCTAAAATGATACACTAGATATGGATATTAAAATACCTTACACCCCTAGAAAACACCAAGCACATTTACATAAAGAAATATCTAAACATAGATGGTCGGTGCTAGTTTGCCATAGAAGGTTCGGCAAAACAGTATGTATGATTAATCACTTAATTAGGTCAGCACTATTGTCTAAAAATAAGAACCCAAGATATGCCTACATTTCGCCAACATTTAAACAAAGTAAGTCAATCGCTTGGGATTACATGAAACAGTTTACAGCAAAGATACCTTACACCAAGTTTAATGAAACAGAGTTAAGAGTAGATTTACCTAATGGTGCAAGAATAACTTTACTTGGATCAGAAAACTCCGATGGGTTGAGGGGTATCTACCTAGATGGATGTGTAATTGATGAGTATGCAAATGTTAATGAAAAACTATTTCCTGAAATTATAAGACCAGCACTATCGGATAGAAAAGGTTATTGCGTATTTATAGGTACGCCACAAGGAATGAACAATAACTTTTATGAATTATACCAGCACGCACAAGGAGCAGAAGATTGGTTTAATTATAAAGCTAAAGCAAGTGATACAAAAATTGTAGATGAAGATGAGCTTGTCAAAGCAAAAGAAGTTATGGGAGAGAAAAAATATTTACAAGAGTTTGAGTGTGATTGGATAGCTAACATAGAAGGATCAATCTATAGCGATACGTTAGTAAAGATGGAAGATAAAAAACAATTAACAAGAGTACCCTACGATCCATCATTGCCTGTAAGTACATCTTGGGATTTAGGAGTATCAGATCATAGTTCTATTATATTTTATCAACAATTAGGTAGATCAATAAACATTATTGATTATCACGAAGAACGTGGTCAAGGATTACCGCACTATATTCAATTAATTAAAGATAAGGAATATGTCTATAAAGATCATTTTGCACCACATGATATAGAAGTAACTGATTTTAGTAATGGTAAGACCAGGAGAGAGGTCGCCTATCAATTAGGAATTAGATTTAAAGTCGTACCAAAAATACCATTAGAAGATGGTATACACGCAACCACAATGACTTTACCTCGATGTTGGATTGATACAGACCATTGCAAAAAGTTAATAGATGCGTTAAGACATTACCATCGGAAGTATATAGATAAAAATCGAATGTTCCGAAGTAAACCTGTACACGATTGGTCATCTCATGCGTGTGATGCTATGAGATACTTGAGTGTAGGTTTACAAGAAATAAATACTAGACAAGCTGCACCACAAAGTGTAGCAGATAACGAATATAGGATTATATAATATGGGATCATTGTTTTCACCAAAAATGCCATCACTACCACCCGTTCAACCTTTGCCGACACCACCATCAACTGAATTGTCTGCTGAAGAGAAAAAAAGAATTGCAGCGGAGCAAGCAGCGATAGAAAGAAAAAGAAAAGGTAGAAGATCAACTATCTTAACTGGACCATTAGGTATTGAGGAAGAAGCTGAAACAGAAAAGAAAACTTTACTAGGAGTATAATATGGGAGGAAGTCCAGCAAGAGCGATTAGAAGAGTGATCAGTCCACCAAAACCCCCTGCACCTCCAACTCCTGCACCGACTACAGCAGAAGTTTCTCAAGCAACTGCAACTAGCATGGATGGATATGATTCAAGAAGAACAAAAGCCAGAGGTAGATCAATGACGATTATGACAGGACCTAAAGGCATAGAAGAAGAAACATTAACATTAGGTAGAAGAAGTTTACTAGGAAAATAATGGCAAGAAAAACTTTTAGACAATTAATAAAACCTGTAGCAAGAGTTGCCATAAGAGCAAGAAATAAAGCATATACTAAATCATATTCTAAAGGTAAAAGAACCAAGGCAATAAAAAAATTTACTTTAAACTATCCAGATTTAACAATTAATAAAAAAACTTTATTAGGACAATAATGGCAAAAACAGATTTAACAAAAAAATTATTATCACGTTTCGATAGACTAGCAGGTCAAAGACAAAACTGGGAAACGCATTGGCAAGAAGTAGCGGACTACATGATGCCAAGAAAATCAGACGTTACAAAAAAAAGAAGTCGTGGCGATAAAAGAATGGAACTTATTTTTGATAGTTCCCCTTTACAATCTTTAGAATTATTAGCAGCATCATTACATGGTATGCTGACTAATCCGTCAACACCTTGGTTTGCATTAAGATTTAAAAATTTAGAAATTGATAATGAAGATGAAGCTAAACTTTGGTTAGAGTCTGCAACCGATGCAATGTACACAGCATTTAACAGATCAAACTTTCAACAAGAAATATTTGAATTGTATCATGACCTTATTACCTTTGGTACAGCAGCAATGTTTATTGAAGAAGATGATGAAGATTTTATAAAATTTTCTACAAGACACATTGACGAAGTTTATATTGCGGAAAATGATAAAGGTAGAATAGATACTATCTATAGAAAATTTAAACTATCAGCACGAGCTATTGTACAAAAGTTTGGTGCTTCTGTATCACAAGATATTTTAGTTATGGAAAAGAAAGACCCATACAAAGAAATAGAAATTGTACACGCAGTTTATCCAAGATCAGATTTTAATCCTAACAAAAAAGATAAAAAGAATATGCCATTTGAATCGGTATACATGGAATATAAAAATGGAAATGAATTATCCGTATCAGGTTATAAAGAGTTTCCATTTGTTGTACCTAGATACTTAAAGGCTTCACATGAAATTTATGGAAGATCACCTGCAATGACAGCATTGCCAGATGTGAAGATGTTAAATGAAATGGCAAAGACAACAATTAAAGCTGCACAAAAACAAGTAGACCCACCTTTACTTGTACCTGATGATGGTTTCTTATTACCAGTTAGAACTGTACCAGGTGGATTAAATTTTTACAGATCAGGTACGAGAGATAGAATTGAACCATTAAACATTGGTGCAAACAATCCTTTAGGATTAAACATGGAGCAGCAAAGAAGAGAAAGTATTAGAGCTGTGTTCTATGTAAATCAACTCATGATGCAACAAGGACCACAAATGACAGCAACAGAAGTTATACAAAGAAACGAAGAGAAGATGAGATTACTTGGTCCTGTATTAGGTAGATTACAATCAGAATTACTAAAACCATTAATTGATAGAGTATTTAATATTCTATTAAGAAACAATCAATTACCTCAAGCACCTGAATTTTTATCAGGTCAGGATATAGAAATTGAATACGTTTCACCATTAGCAAAAGCACAGAAATCCACAGAGTTACAATCTATTATGAGAGCTATTGAAATTATGGGATCACTTGCTAATGTAGCTCCTGTATTTGATTATGTTAATTTTGATAATCTTGTTAAACATTTAGCTGATATAGTTGGTGTGCCACAAAAGATATTAAAATCACAAAATCAAGTTAATGCAGAACGACAACAAAAACAAACAGAACAACAGGAGCAAATGCAAATGCAACAATTACAACAGGTAGCAAAAGCTGGAGGAGATATAGCTCCACTAGCAAAAGCCTTACCTGAAGAAGCTAAAGCTGTTGCAAATGCTGATATAGAATAATGGGTCAAGCAAAAGATAAAGAAAAAAATTTTGAGAAGTATGTTCAAGATTTAAAAAAAAACTACCAATACATATTCAATACAGACGAAGGCAAACAAGTAATGTCTGATTTAGAAAAAAGATGCCACCATCATACGACTACCAATGTAAAAGGTGATAGTCATGAAAGTGCATATATGGAAGGACAGCGTAGCATCCTTCTATTTATAAAAGCAATGCTACAAAACGATAATGAAAAAGGAAAATAAAAATGTCAGAAGAAACGCAGATAACGGAGAAAACAACTCCGCCTGTAGAAACGACAAAAACGCCTACAGAAACTAAACCTGTCGAAGCAACAATAACGCCTTCTACAGAACCAACACCACAACCTACTAAATCTTGGAAAGAAGCAATTTCTGAAGAGTTTAGAAATGATCCAAACATAGAAAAGTTTACAGAGATAGATGCACTTGCAAAGTCATATATCAATGCAACTAAAATGATTGGACAAGATAAAGTTGCTGTGCCTAACAAAAACTCAACAGAAGATCAATGGAACGAAGTATATGAAAAACTAGGTAGACCTGAATCTGCAGATAAATATACTTTAAATGTTAAATCAGATGTTGTGCCTATAGAAGATACTGCAATCAAACAGTTTGCAGAAAATGCTCATAAGCTAGGTTTAAATAACAAACAAGCTCAAGGTATTTTAGAGTTCTATAAAACAAATATGGAAGGTGTAGCTCAACAGGCTAAAGTTGATACTGAAACTGCTCAAGCTCAATCCGAGCAACTTTTAAGACAAGAGTGGGGTAGAGACTTTGAACCTAATGTTAAAAAAGCTGGAGCATTAGCAAAAGCTAATATGAATACAGAAATATTAGATATGACTTTATCTAATGGAACTAGACTTGGCGATCATCCTGAAGTAATAAAAGGTTTTGCAAAGATTGCTAACATGATGTCTGAAGATAAAATGGTTACTACAGAAAGCGAAAACGTAAGTAATGTAGGAGATATTGAGTCAGAAATATCTGAAATCATTAATAATCGTGAAGGACCTTATTGGAATAAACAACACCCTGACCATGATAAAATGGTACAGCAAGTTTATACATTAAGAGAAATGTTAAATAGCAAATAATTTTAATCCCTTGTATTTTTTCTTAAATTAATATAAGGGATTATTACTAGGACAATTCGTAAGAACCCTAATGACAACAGGAAAGACTGTGTTCTAACAGAACTAAAATGCAAGAGATGCCTGCCTATTGGTGGAGAACCTTTCTGTTTAACTTAACAATAACAATAAAAATGGGAGACAAATATGTCATCACAAATAACTACAGCTTTTGTACAGCAGTATTCTGCTAACGTACAAATGCTATCTCAACAAATGGGATCGTTATTGAGAGACAAAGTCAGATTAGAAAGCGTTGTAGGAAAAAATGCTTTCTTCGATCAAGTTGGTTCAGTTACTGCAGTTGAAAAAACTAGCAGACATTCAGACACTCCACAAATAGATACACCTCACGCTAGACGTAGAGTATCTCTTGCGGACTATGAATTCGCTGATCTAATTGATCAACAAGACAAAGTAAGACTCTTAATCGATCCGACTTCATCTTATGCTCAAGCCGCTGCTATGGCAATGGGAAGAGCTATGGATGATGTGATCATATCTGCTGCACTAGGTACTGCGTTTACTGGTGAGACAGGATCAACTAGCACATCAAATGCGAATCAAATCGTACATGGTTCTGCTGGTTTAACTATTGCAAAATTAAGAACTGCAAAACAGACTCTTGATTTAGGTAATGTTGATCCTTCTATACCAAGACACATCATAGTATCTCCGAAGCAGATTACTGATCTATTAGGAACAACCGAGGTAACAAGTTCAGACTTCAACACAGTCAAAGCATTGGCTAATGGTGAAGTAAACTCATTCCTTGGTTTTAACTTCATTGTATCAAACAGACTATCATTATCTAGCACAACTAGATCATGTATAGCTTTCGCACAAGATGGAATAGCTCTAGCGGTTGGAAAAGATGTCCAAGCGAGAATAGACGAAAGAGCTGACAAATCTTACGCTACTCAAGTGTACTACTGCATGAGCATTGGTGCTACTAGAATGGAAGAAGCGAAAGTTGTTGAAGTACAATGTACAGAATCATAATAGGAGGAAATAAATTATGGCAAACGTAAATACAGATATAGTTACGAATTTCGTAGCGACTCCGCCAGTAAAGAATGATTCCCAACAGTTACATGGTGCAAAAAGAATTGCACAGGGAACTATTGCTTTAGCGGCAGGAGATTTATCAGCGACTGACACAGTCATGTTAGCACCTGTACCAACAAATGCTAGTATATCCTCAATCAAGTTGTTTAATGACGACTTGGATTCTGGATCAACAAATACTACAGACGTTGGTTTATGGACAACAGATGTTGTTGCTGTGGATGATGATGCTTATGCTTCTGCGATTACAGACTTAAGAGGTGCTGTAACGACAGGAACTGAAGTAGCATTTGAAGCTAGAAACATAAACAAAATGGGACAAAAAGTTTGGGAAGATGCAGGACAATCTTCTGACCCAGGTGGTTACTACTATGTCGGATTATTATTCGATGCAGCTGGTGATACTGCGGGAGACTTAAGTTTCATTATTGAATATGTAATAGACTAATAAGTAATTAAGATAGGGGAGAAATCCCCTATCTTTTAAATAAATTTTAGATTATAAATTATTATGGCATCAATAGTAGACATTTGTAACGGAGCATTAAATCAATTAGGTGCAACAACTATTCTTTCACTTACGGAAGATTCAAAAAATGCAAGACTATGTAATGCTAGATATACTCAAGTAAGAGATGCTCTTTTTAGATCACACCCTTGGAATTGTTTACAAAAAAGAATAGAGATTGCAGCAGACACAGATACACCTGCTTGGGGATTTAGTTCTCAATATACCTTACCTGCAGACTGTTTAAGATTATTAAGAATATTAGATTATGATTCTAATCATAAAGTAGAAGGTAGAAAGATTTTAAGTAATGCTTCTTCAATGAAAATTTTATATGTAGCAAGAATTACAGACCCCAATGAATACGATGAATTATTAAGAGAAACTTTATCATCTGCATTAGCAGCAGATATAGCATACGGAGTTACATCTTCAAATCCTGTAACTAAAAATATGTATGAGTTGTTTCAAGATAAATTAAGAGATGCTAGGTTTGTAGATGCAACTGAAGGTCAAAATACATCACCTGATCTCGGTATGACAGACGAAATAGAATCTAGTAGCTTTATTAACTCAAGGTATTAACACATGGCACGAGTTGCAGCACAGCTGACCAACTTTACAGGTGGAGAACTTTCACCACGTTTAGATGGTCGTAATGATCTAACAAAGTATTCATCAAGTTGTAAAAGATTAGAAAATTTTATTGTTTACCCACATGGTGCGGCAGCAAGAAGATCAGGTACTACTTTTGTAGCTGAAGTAGCAAGTAGTGCTAACAAAACAAGATTAATCCCTTTTGAATTTTCTACAACTCAAACGTATATGCTTGAGTTTTCTAATCTTAAGATAAGAGTTTATAAAGATGATGGTTCTGTTTTAGAAGGCGACAAAACTATTACTGGTATTACTCAAGCTAATCCTGCTGTAGTAACTGCTAGTTCACATGGTTATGAAAATGGTGATGAAGTTGTTATTACTGCTGTTGCAGGTATGACAGAAGTAAATGGTAAAAGATTTTTAGTTGCAGATAAAACAACAAATACATTTGAACTACAAGACAAAGATGGAGTAGATATAAATAGTTCAAGTTTTACTGCTTATAGTTCTGGTGGAGTATCTAATAAAGTTTTTGAAATTACAACACCTTACACAACTGCACAACTTTTTGATCTTAAATTTGCACAGAGTGCTGATGTTATGTACATCACTCATCCATCACACGAAGTAGAAAAATTATCTCGTACTGGTCATACCTCTTGGACATTAACAGATGTAGATTTTACCAAAGGACCAATGCAAGATGCTAACACAACAGACACAACTTTAAATCCAGGTCAATCAGCAGTAGGAACAGGTATAGCTTTAGTTGCTTCTGCGGTTACTGGTATTAATGGTGGATCAGGATTTCAATCAACAGATGTTGGTAGATTTGTTTTTTTAAATGCAGGTTATGCAAAAATAACAGGTGTTACTGATACTACAAATGCAACAATAACAATTATTACAGCTTTAGATAGTGCTAGTGCTACAGCAGATTGGCGACTAGGAGCTTTTTCAGATACCACAGGACATCCTTCTTGCGTTACTTTCTTTGAACAACGATTAGTATTTGCAGGTACAACAGATCAACCACAAACAATATTTTTTTCAAAGTCAGGTGATTATGAAAACATGGATGCTAACATTGGTGGTACTGTAGCAGATGATGATGCAATTATTTATACCATAGCTTCTAACCAAGTTAATGCTATTAGATTTATGACTGCTACAAGAACTTTAATTATTGGTACAGCAGGTGGTGAGTTTACTGTATCAGGAGGTGGTACAGATAGTGCCATTACACCAACAAATATATTAATTAAAAAACAATCTAATCATGGTGCAGCTAATGTAGATTCTATTGCAGTAGGTAACGTAACTTTATTTCTTCAACGAGCTAAAAGAAAGTTAAGAGAACTAGCTTATAACTTTGATGTTGATGGTTACATTGCACCTGATATGACTATTCTTGCAGAGCATATTACTGAAGGTGGACTAACACAATTAGCTTATCAACAAGAGCCTAATCAAATTATTTGGGGAGTTAGAAATGATGGTGAGCTTGTAGGTTTAACTTATCAAAGAGAACAACAAGTTACAGCTTGGCACAGACATATTTTTGGTGGTCGCTTTGGTAATGCAACAATTACAGTTACAGATTATGCAAACATAGCTGATGGCACACGAATAGTTTTAACAAAAGCAGATGGTACAACGACAACCTTTACATCTGCTACATCTTCTACAACTGGTAAATTTCATACAACATCTAGCAACAACCAAACTGCAACAAATTTACAAACATTAATAAATGCTGATTCTGATTTTACAGCAACAGTTAGTAGTAATGTCGTTACCATTACAGAGACATCACCATTGTCTACAGGATTTTTAACTATTACATCTTTAGATGATGATGTTAGATTAGCAAAAACTGACGAAGGTAAAGCAGTTTGTGAAAGCATTTCAGTTATACCTACAGATGATTCTGAATATCAAACGTGGGTTATTGTTAAAAGAACAATTAATGGTGCTACAAGAAGATTTGTAGAATTTATTAATAATTTTGATTTTACAGAAACAGATAACACAACATTTAATTTTTTAGATAGTGCGTTAGCTTATAGTGGTTCAGCTGCTACAACTATTACAGGTTTAGATCATCTTGAGGGACAAACAGTTTCTATATTAGCAGATGGTGCAACTCATCCTGATAAAACAGTATCAAGTGGTTCAATTACATTAGATCGTTCAGCAACCAATGTTAAAGTAGGTCTAGCTTATAAATCAATATTACAAACAATGAGACTTGATGCTGGTTCACAGAATGGTACATCACAAGGAAAGACAAAAAGAATATATGAAATTACAATTAGATTATATGAATCTATTGGTGTTGAAGTTGGAGAATCTTTAAGTAACATGGAAAGAATACCATTTAGAACATCATCTGATCCTATGGATGAAGGTATACCTGTGTTTACTGGGGATAAAGCTGTAGAATTTAGAGGTAATTATGATACTGATGGTTTTATCTTTGTTAGACAAACTCAACCTTTACCTTTAACAGTATTATCTTTATACCCAGAGTTACAAACTAATGACTAAAAATTTATTACAAATAGTTCCTTATATCTCAACTCATGGTAAGATCATTCTTGCTAATCAAATGAACCACGTTCTTATGGATAAAGATGCACAATACGAAGGCGATGCCATGGAGTTAGAACAGAATGGTTTAGCTTATACTTGCATGATTAATAATGAACCTATTGCATCTGCAGGTATGAAAATTATTTGGGATGGTGTAGCGGAAGGTTGGGTGTTAGCGACAAGTAAAGTTTGGGATCACCCGCTAGTTATTGCTAGAGCTATCAAGAAAAATTTTGCAAGACTAGCAAAAGAAAATAATATAAAAAGAGTACAAACAGCTGTAAGAGCAGATTTTCAAATAGGTTTAAAGTTTGCTTCATGGCTAGGTTTACAAAACGAAGGATTGATGAAACATTATGGTTTTGATGGTTCAGATCACTTCAGATATGCGAGGATTTTTTAATGACTTGGGTTACAGCAGCAGTATCAGTAGCAGCAGCAAGACAAGCAAGTGCAGCAGGTAAATTTAATCAAGCCATACAAGAACGTAATGCTCAAATAGCAGAACAAGAAGCTGAACTAATAGAAAAACAATCTGAATTTGATTTAGCACAATTTGATAAAAAATTTGCAAGATTTCAAGGAGAAACTAAAACAAAAATATTAAATTCAGGTGTTGAGTTATCAGGATCGGGTTTAAGAATATTAAGAGCAAATGCTGAACAAGCTGAATTAGAAAAAGATATTATAGATTATAATGCTAAAATAAAACAAGCAAGAACATTTGAACAAGCAAACTTTGCTCGTATGCAGGGACAAGTTGCTAGAAATAATGCTAGAGCAGCTGAACTAGGATATTATGCTCAAGCAGGTGAAAGTTTATTAAAGGCTTACGGATAATTATGCCAAAGATACCAACATATACTACACAAGGTAGACCAACAGCAGAAACAACTGGAGTAAGAAGTAATATTTCTATATCTCCAACAGCAACTGTTGCAGCTAGAATACTACCTGCTGCTGAAAAAACATCAAATTACTTTATAAAACAAAGAGACAATACTGAAAAGTTAGAAGCAAAAAAAGCTGTGTTAGATTTAAAAGCAGATGCTGATAAAATTATTCATGCTCAAAAAGATAATCCTAATGAACAAGAGGCAATTAAGATTTATAACGATCAATTTAAACCTATTATTGAACAAAAATTATCAACTGTAAAAAATAGAAGAGTAAAAAAATTAATTCAACAAGGTATTGATTTAGAAAATTCTGAAAGTGTTTATCATTTAAAAACAAATTCATTTAAAGCATACGAAAAAGAAAGTAACAAAGTTTATAATGATGAAATGGGTGTTGGAGTCAATAAATATAAAGCAACAGACAATTCAATATTAAAAGTAAAATATAAAACAGATTTAAAAGACAAAGCAGAAAAATTTAATAAAGAACATATGCTTGGAAAAAATGATCTTAAAAAAAGATTTGAAGCAATAGATGCAGTTTTACTTTTAACAGATGCAGATTCTTTTATTGGTTTACCAAATGCTGAAAAACAAATAGCTAATTTAGATTCATCTTTAAAAGGAGAAACATTTTTATCTAATGAAGATTTTAACAAAAGTATTTATAGTTCTTACGAAGCTAAAATAAATGGTTTAGCTGTAGAAGGTGATCCTAATGCAGATTATGATGAAGCTATTAGATTGATTAATGAGTTAGAAAATTTTAAAAGATACAATGGCAACAAAGTTGTATCAGGTACTATTGAAAAAAATTTTGCACAATTAAAAGAAAGAGTTTTAGGCGAAAGCATAAGGCACGAAGATAAGGTTACAAAAATACAACAAGGTAATGCTTTTTTTGAATATACCAAAGGTCAAAAAAATATATTAGAATTAACTTTTTTTAATCAATATGATGCTAGTTACAATAAACCAGCTAACAGAGAGAAAGCATTTGAAGCTGGTCAAGAATTTGATCAAAGAATTGATGAATATCTCTCTGCAAATCCTGATGCTACTTATTCCGAACAACAACAATTTTCAAGAGAACTTCGAATGAATATTATAGATAAATATGAAGACATTGATATTGCAAAAATTACTGCATTTAATTTAACATCAAATAAATATAATGTTGTTAGAGAAACAGCAGATGTTAAAAAATTAAAAGAAGCATACGATGCTGATCCTACTCAACCTAATATGTTAAAAACTTTAGCAAAATTAAATGGTTATGTTGATAAAAAAGGTAATCCTGATGTTGGAGCATTATTGAATGATTATGTTCCTATTTTACAGGAAAGAGAAAAAAATTAATTATGGTTGATATACCTACTATAACTATTACCAAAGCTCCTGAAAGAGAAGGTGATACACCATTAAATCAAAACACATTAGATTTTTTTAAACAATTTGAAGAAGGTACAAAAAAAATAGAACCTGTAAATTCAGGTTTGATAACTAATCCTGATGAAAAAGATTTTAATTTCTGGCAAAAAACTGGTAGTTTAAGTTTGTCTGCTGCTCAAGGTGTGGTTAATGCTGTTGAAGAAATAGGTGATTTTGCAGATGAAAATATTGTTTCATTAGGTGGAATAGAATTTGGTGATCCTGAAACTTTGGGTAAATTAACTTTTACAGATTTCATCCCTAGATTTATTTCACCTACTAAATGGAAAGAAGAAGAATATTCAAAAAAAAGACAACTACCTGTATTTCACCAACCTGAAGGATTAGCAGAAAATATGACAGAAGGAGCTACTCGTTTTGTAACTGGTTTTATAGGACCAAGTAAAATTTTAAAAGCTGTAGGTTTATCAGGTGGTTTATTAAAAACAGGATTAAGAGGTTTAACAGCAGGAGGTGTATCTGATTTAACTGTTTTTGATCCTAATGAAGGTAGATTAGCAGATATGCTAGTTCAGTTTGATAGTCCTGTTTTAAATAATGCAGTTACTCAATATCTTGCAACAGACGAAGATGATACTGAAATGGAAGGTAGATTAAAAAATGTTCTTGAAGGAATGTTAATTGGTGGACCACTAGAAATACTTTTTGGTCTTAAAGCATTTAAAAAAGCAAAAGCAACTAAAAATTTAAAAGAAAAAGAAAAAATTTATAAAGAAGCTGGTGAAGCTATTGATGATTTAAGAAAGGGTAAAAAAACAAAAAAAGTATACAAAAAAATAGCTGAAAATAATCCAGCTATTAATATGAAAGAATATTTGAAAAAATTAAATATTGGTCAGAAAGAAGCTAAAAAAGAAACAGAATCTTTTATTAAAAAAATATTAAATACAAAATCTTTACGAAACTCTGCTCAAGTTTTAAAAACAATAGATGATGTTGCTGAAAGATTTGATGAACCTACAAAAGATTTTTTACAAAATGATGTTTTGAAAAATGCTGAAGCTGAAGAGTTAGCAACTCTTATGGCAAGAGATAAGAAAGAAGTGTTAAAAGCATTACCTAAAGAAGGTGAAAGAGCTAAAACAGCAACTGTAAGAATGATTGCATCAAAGCAAATACTTCAAGAACTAGCTTTTCAATTAAAAGAAACATCTGAAAAATATGTAAAACAGTTTGGTAAAGAAACGGAAAAATGGACTAAAAAAGCAAAAGAAGATGTTGCTTTACAAAGTCAAGTTGTAAGAGATACTGTGGTTGCTCTTAAAAATCAAATTAGAGGTGCTGCAAGAGTTACTCAAGCTGGTAATATTAAAGTTGCTAGATCAGAGGGTAAAATTTTAAATGTTGAAGAGTTAGTTAATATTATAAAAAACTTTGAGGGTGATTCTGCTGTTATGGCTCGACTAATAAAAGATGCTCCTTTAGAAGAAGTTATTAACAAAGTTTCAAAAAGTAAATATCAGAGAATACAAGAAGCATTTAACTCTGCTTATATTAATTCATTATTATCAGGTGTTTTTACACAAGCGATTAACGTAAAGTCAGGTATTTATGAAGCCTTGATAAGACCTTTAGAACAAATAGCAGGTGGAGCTTTAAGAGCTGACACTAGAGCTATTCAATTAGGCTTTGCACAATACAGAGGTTTGATGATGCACTTTGGCGAAGTAGTTGAGATGACACGACTTGCATTAAAACAAGGTGATGCAATTCTTGATCCTACCTCAAGAACTCAAGATAACTTGGAAATTGTAAATGGAAAAGCAACAAGACCTATTAGTGGTGCAAATTTAGGTGTAGAAGGAGCTGCTGGTACAGCGATTGATTGGGTTGGTAAAGTTATTGAATTACCATCGAGACTTTTAATGACAGGTGATGAATTTTTAAAACAATCAAACTATAGAGCTAGACTTTTTGTAAATGCTTTAGATAACACTATGGAAAGAGGATTAGATATTCAATCAAAAGCAGGAAGAGAAAATATAAATAAAATTTTTAAAAATGGTTTTACAAAAAATGGTGCTGCAAATATAAAAGAGAGTTCAATCAATCAAAATGCTCTTCAGTATGCAAGAGAATCAACTTACACAAATGATTTAATGGGTGGTAGTTATTTAAACATTGGTTCACACATACAAACTTTTTTAAATAATGTTCCTTTTTTTAGATTTTTAGCTCCGTTTATAAGAACACCTACAAATTTATGGAGACACATGTCAAATCGTGTACCTGGATTAGGTGCATTTACAAAACAAAATAGAATGATGTGGAATAGTGGAGATCGAAGAGCTAGAGCAGAAGTTTTAGGTAGACAATTTATGGGAACTGCTGTTGTTATGTATGGTCTACATTTAGCAACAGAAGATGTTGTAGATAAGAATGGTAAAAAATATCCTAAAATAACTGGTAATGGACCATCTAATTTTCAAATTAAAAAAACTTGGTTATCTTTAGGATGGCAACCTTATTCTATTGCACAACTTAATGATGATGGCACAGTAACATATAAACAATATAACAGAATGGACCCTCGTTTTATGGTGTTGGGTTTTGTTGCGGATATAAAAGAAAATTTAGCAAATATAAATGATCAAGAAAAAGAAGAAATGTTTACAGCAGCTATTATGACAATTATGAGAAACGCAGCTAATAAAACTTATTTAAGAGGTATTACAGATGCTATGGCTCTTATTGGTAGTCCTTCAGAGAAAAAATTTGAACAATTTTTTGGTGGTGTTGTTGGTAATTTAATACCTTATGCTTCTTTGAGAAATCAGGGTATACCTGGTATTTTAGACCCTGAAACAGATGCTTTTGAAACAAGAAGTTTTTTAGATAAAATAATAGAAAGATCAGGTTTAGGTGAAAAATATTTAGAACCTAGAAGAGATATTATCACAGGAGAACCTATAGAAAAAACACCAAGTAGTTTATATTTTAATCCTGATGGTATTTTGTCATTTTCCTCATTCTTTCAAGGACCATCGTTGGTTGGTAGACAAATAGACGTTAAAGATAATCCAGTAGCTTATGAAATAGCAAGACTACGAATAGCACTAACACCCCCACAAAAAATAAAAAATAGAGTTGTTGATTTAACTGAATTTAAAAAAAATAATCAATCAGCTTATGACTATCTTATGGAAAACATAGGAAAAGTAAAAATTAATGGTAGAACTTTTCAAGAAGAAGTATTAAATCAAATGAACTCTACCTTTTATAAAAGTAGACAAGAAGGTGATGTAAATTTTGATGGTGGAAAAGAAATGGTAATTAAAAAGGTTTTTAAAGCATACAAAGATGCAGCTTATGCTCAAATGATTAAAAATTACCCAGAGGTTAAAGAGGCATTAATCAAAGCTCAAAAACAAAAATATGATCTTTTAGGTAAAAGTAAAGAAGGAGAATTAGATCAAATAAATACCCTATTACCTTAAGAATGTGGTATTGAGTAATTAAAGTATTTGATATATAGAAATAAAATATGACAGTATCATCAACAACAGTAAAAAATTCATATTCAGGTAATAGCTCAACTACAGCTTTTGCTTATAGCTTTAAAATATTTGCAGACACAGACCTACAAGTTATTATACGTTCCTCAACAGGAGCAGAAACAACAAAGACTCTAACAACACACTATACAGTATCTGGTGCGGGAGATGCTTCAGGTGGAAATGTAACTTTCACATCTGGCAATACACCTGCTACTGGAGAAACTGTGGTTATTAGAAGAGCTGTCCCGCAAACACAGGCTATAGATTATATAGCCAATGATCCATTCCCTGCGGAGACTCACGAAGAGGGTTTGGATCGTGCAACAATGACGATTCAACAAATGCAAGAAGCATTAGATCGTTCATTTAAAGTCTCAAGAACAAACACGATTACCTCATCAGAGTTTACAGATAGTGCATCTGACAGAGCATCTAAAGCTTTAGGGTTTGATAGTTCAGGTGATTTAACAACAGTAGCTGATTTTTTACCTGCAGGTGGAGATTCAGCAATGTTTCAATATTCAACAACAACAGCAGACGCTGATCCTGGAGCAGGAAAATTTAGATTAAACAATGCAACAATATCTAGTGCAACTGAAATGTACATAGATGATTTAGAATTTAATGGCACAGATGTTTCAGCATGGGTACAAAGTTGGGACGATGTTGCAGGTAACGACACAAACAGAGGTCGAATAAGAATTTCAAAAGCTAACACACTAGATACTTGGATGGTATTTAAAGTAACTGGTGCAATTACAGATGCAAGTGGTTATTCAAAAATAAGTTTAGTTTACATTGATACCGCTGGTACATTTGCTGATGATGATAAAGTATTTATTTCATTTGTAGCAAGTGGAGAAGATGGTGCAATACCAGGATATTTCTATAAGTTTGACACAGGCACATCTGATGCAGACCCTGGTGCTGGAGAGATAGCATTTAATAATGGAACATACGCTTCAGCTACAGAAATTTATATTGATGATGCTGATGCTAATGGTGTTACAGTTTCAACAGATATTTTAACGTGGGATGATAGCACCTCTACGATTAGAGGTAGCTTAATGATCTATGATATTAATGATAGCTCAACTTATGCTAGGTTTAATATAACTGGTGCGTCTACAGATGCTTCAGGATATGTCAAACTAACAGTTACTCACGTAGCAAGTAATAATACATTTAGTGCTGCTGACGAACTATCAGTACATTTTTCAAGGTCTGGTAACAAAGGAGATACAGGCTCAACAGGTGCAACAGGATCAACAGGTTCTACAGGAGCAACTGGAGCTGCAGGAACTAACTCACAACTATCAATGACTTTTGAAAGCACAACAAGTGATGCTGATCCAGGTGCAGGTAAAATAGCTTTTAATAATGGAACACTATCAAGTGTATCTGTTTTATATGTAGACGATGCAGATGACGCTGGAGCTGATATTTCTGGTTATGTTCAATCTTGGGATGACGTATCAAACACGACTGCAAGAGGAATTGTAACTATAACTAAAGAAGGTACAGCATCTACTTACGCAACATTTAAAATATCTGGTGCAGTAACTGATGCGAGTGGTTACACAAAAGTTGCAGTAACACATATTGTATCAAGTGGTACATTTTCAGATAATGATGGAGTTGGAGTACACTTTAGTTATTCAGGAGCTGATGGTTCAGACGGAGACATGACGAGTTTTACTTTAGCTGGATCAAGTGGTTCAAACCAAACGATAACAAATGGCAATACAGTAACCATAGCCGCAGGGACAGGCATTACAACTACTGGAGGATCAACAGATACAGTTACGATAGCTGTTACTGATGACCCTACAGCACTTGCAATCGCACTCGGCTAGTATATAAAGGCAATATAGGAGAATAAATGGCAAATACTTTTAAGGCAATCACTTTCGCAGCAGAACCTGCTTCAGCAGGAACACCTTATGTTATGTATACAGCAGCGGGAAGTACAACAACTGTAGTTCTTGGTCTTGTATTAGCTAACATTCATACAACAGCAGTAACAACTGAAGTTGAACTTGTTAGTACAACATCAAACAGAGGTGGAGCAAACAATGTTGCTAATGGTACATCATTATTAGTTAAAGATGTAACGATACCAACAGGAAGTTCATTAGAAATTTTATCAGGTTCTAAAGTTATTTTAGAAGCTGGAGACAAAATTCAAATTGATTGTTCAGTTGCTGATAAACTATCAGGAACATTATCAGTCATGGAAATAACGTAGGAGTTTTAATTGGCTTACATCGGAAAAGTACCTGCTAACGCACCTTTAACATCAAGCGACATTGCTGATGGTATTATCTCTACTGCTGATATAGCTAACACAGCTGTAACAGGAGCAAAGGTAAATACAGATGTTATATCAGCTCAAACTGCTCTAGCCTCTGCACCTGCTGATACTGATGAATTATTAATTAGTGATGCTGGAGTTCTTAAAAGAATTGATTACAGTTTATTAAAATCTACTCCAGGACTTACATTTCTTGCAACAGCAACTGGGTCTGATGCTTCTGCAATATCTTTAGATGGTTATTTTTCTTCAAGCTATGATCATTATGTTATTTTTTATTCAGTTTATGCTCAAACAGATAACACAGACACAGTAGTTAGAGTTAGACAAAGTGATTCAGATGTAACTAGCAGTAATTACAGATATGCTGGTCAAGGTCAATACATAACTTCATCAGCAAGTTCTGCAAACGATGCTGGCGGTTGGGATGCTACATATTGGAGAATTTCGTCAGGTGATAATACAAACAATATTCTTTATCAAACAACTGGTCAAATGATTTTGTCAAATCCTTTATCAACATCAACTTACAAAACTTTTACAACAACAAGCATTGGATATAACTCTGGTTCACCTCCAAGTGCAATAAGAGTTTGGAATTACGCTGGATATTTTAAAGCAAATACTTCTGCCTTATCAGGTATAAGTTTTCTTTATGATGGTGGTAATATTAATGGAACAATTAAATTATTTGGAGTTCAAAATAGTTAAGGAGATTTATGGCTAGAAAAAGAATATTAGTTAACCCTTTAAATCCAAATGGAATTGAAGTGGCATTTACAGCTGAAGAAGAAGCTCAAGCTGATACTGATGCAGCAAATGCTGTTACTAGAAGAGCAGCAGAAGCAGAAGCTAAAGTTGCATCAGATGCAAACAAGGCATCAGGGAAACAAAAATTAAAAAATCTTGGATTAAATGATGCCGAGATTAAATCTTTAATAGGAGTATAAATGCCATATATAGGACAATCACCATCAATAGGAAACTTTCAAGTCTGCGATGCTATTAGTGTAGTTAATGGTCAAGCTGCATACACGATGCAAGTATCATCTGTTAATGTAGTACCTGAAACAGCTAACCACATGATCGTATCTTTAAATGGTATTATTCAAAAACCAGGAAGTTCTTATACTGTATCAGGTTCAACTATTACCTTTGCATCTAATTTAGCAACAGGTGATGTTATAAACTTTATTCATATACTAGGATCAGTTCTTGATCTTGGTGTACCTAGCGATGACACAGTAAGTACAGCTAAAATATCAGCTAATGCTGTAACAGCTGCTAAATTTAATGCAGATGTAATATCAGGACAAACTGCTTTAGCAAGTGAACCAGCAGACACAGACGAATTTTTAGTTAGTGATGCAGGTGTCTTAAAAAGAATAGACTACTCACTTATAAAAGGTGGTGGTTCTCACGTTTTACTTTCTACAACAACAGTATCAAGTGCAGCTAGTGAAGTTGCTGTTACTTCTAACATAGACAGTACATACAACAGATATATGATTAGCATAATAAATTTAAAACCAGCTAGTAATGCTACACATTTACAAATGAGATTTTATCAAGGTGGAAGTGTTGATAGTGGAAGTGTTTATGATAGCACTTCTGCTTACAATGGGTCTGATGATGGTTCAGGACCAAGTATTAATAGAGTAGATGGTGGTACTGCTATGAAACTTGCAGATGAAGTTGGTAGTGATGCAACCGAACCTTTTAATGGAATTATTTATTTACACGATCCATCTAACACAACAACACACACACGAATGACGGGATTCGGAACTTGGTCAAGAGGTAATAATGCAACTACAGCAATGATTGGTGGTAGAATAGATCAAGCTGCAGCTGTTGATGGTTTTGATTTTAAAATGTCATCAGGAAATATAGATAGTTGTATCATCAAACTTTATGGCATAACATAGGAGTTAAACAATGGCTCTTAACTTTGCTAACAACAATTCCTTATCTGCAATAACATCTTTACCAGCTTCAATATCAGGTGGTGGATTAAATTTAATTTCTACACAGACAGCTAGTAGTAGTTCAACAATAGATTTTACTTCAGGAATAGATAGTACATATAAAGAATATATATTTAAATTTATTAATATGCACCCAGCAACAAATAATGTAAAATGGACTTTTCAATCTGATACAGGAACAAATACTAGTTATAATCAAACTATAACTTCTGTTGATTTTATTTCACAGCATAGTGAAAGCGGTAGTGCAACTGAACTTGGAGAAGCATCTGCTAATTATCAATCACAAGATACAGCATTTCAACCTATTGGTCAATTAGTAGGCAATGGTAATGATGAGTCTGTTAGTGGAACTTTACACATTTTTGATCCAAGTAATACAACATTTGTAAAACATTTTATTGCTAACACTAATGTATACAGACAAGATGATTACACAAGACAACATTTTACTTCTGGTTATATTAATACAACTACAGCTTTAACAAGATTTAGATTTAAATTTGATTCAGGTAATACAGATTCAGGAGTTATAAAATTATATGGCGTTAGTTAAATACAATAATAATTCTATAAGTGCTATTACAGCAGCTGCAGGTATAGCTAGTGGTGATATGAATTTAATTACTACAAATACTATTTCATCAGGGGTAACATCCTCTTCTTTTACTTCTAATATTGATAGTACATATGATACTTATATGTTTAAATTTATTAATTTGCATCCAGCTACTAACAATATTAAATTTCAATATAATTTTACAACAGATGGAACTAATTTTAATGTTAGTAAAACAACTACATTTTTTTTAGCTTATCACGCAGAAGATGGATCGGCAAGCACGCTAGCTTATGATACAAATAGTGATTTAGCAAATGGAACAGGTTATCAATTTTTTGGAAATGATGTTGGTAATGATAATGATCAAGGAATAAGCGGAACAATGTTTTTATTTTCACCATCTAATACAACTTTTGTAAAACATTTTATGACAGTAACATCAGTAGCAAATCAAGCAGATCTTATGGTAAATGTTTATACTGGTGGATATTGTAATACTACATCAGCAATTACAGGAGTAGATTTTAAAGCTAATTCAGGAAATATAGATAGCGGTGTAATAAAAATGTATGGATTAAGTAAATCATAATGAGCATAGTTAAATTAAATAACAGAGGAGTAAAAGACGCAACTGCTTTTGG